TTAATTGTCTACCACGGAAAGGAACTTCCATTACGTTCATTACGGATGCTGGCAACTGTGCAGTCTTACAAAGGAAAGATGTAAGTTCTACATCTCCCCCCGCATAGCCTGGAAAGTTGACAGTCGCTTTGAACAGATTGGGACGAGCTCCGCCCCCTCTGAGTTTTGATTTAAAATCATCTACGCCTAAAATTGCCATTTTCCTTTACTCCTTATACTGTGCCAACTACTTCATCAAACTCAACACCAGTTCTAACTGCAACAAAATTCAATGTTACGAAGTTAATAGAACGTGCGGGTTTAATAAAGATAGAAGCGATAAATTCATTACGGTCAACCACAGCAGGCGTGTTATTCGTTGCGTCACAGACAACACGGAAATCCGTGATACCTCTTCGACCTTGAATCTCACGTAAGAACGGTTCTACAATGTTTACGAACTCTGCACGAGTAAACTCGTCATTGAATTCAAACATTACATTACGTCCTGCTATTGCAATCGCTCTTTCAATTCCAAGGAACAATCTACGAACATTAATTCTGTCAAATGCAGAAGGTCTTGATTCGTTAGTTTTGTCACCGAAGAGCATAATGCCTTCGCCTGGAATATTTGCGATTGGGTTGATACCAGCCTTGTATAATGCATCTCTTTCAGCTTTTGTCGGAGATAATATGATATCTGTGATTCCTTGATATCTACCACGTCTTGACCCAGCAGGGGAGAACCAAGGTGCAGCGACTAAGTCAGTTGCAGCCATGAGACCCGCAGTGGATGATGCGGCAGGAATCTTAATGTATTTGTCATTATACTTGTCAAATACTTTCAGATAGTTGTTGTCTTGTACCAAGTAGGAAGACTTCGTGTATGTGTTGTTATTTGCAAGAACACCAACGTTGGTGCCTACAGTAACTACAGCATTACGAGAAGGTGATGCAACTGCAACACAATCTTTCCTAGTTGTTCCCGCTATTGATACTAAATCATTTACGATTGTAGTAGCAGCGGTGTTTGACAATGATTCTGGAGCGATAAGGAAGTCTACTTCGATATTATCTTTGTCTTCAAACTTGTCGTATCCACGAAGGATATCATCAGTTCCTAAAGAACTTGATGTAACACCAGCTTTGAATGACCAAGTGCTTTGTGTGTTAGAGAAGTTTTGATTAGTTTTGAAGTCTTCGCCAGCAGTAGTTGCATTGTTACCCCAAGTTGAGTGTGCAAAATCATCCACACCATCTGAATCACCAGATAAGTGGAAGTCTCCCGCATATACCCAATTGGAACGAATCTTCAATACTTCTTTGAAGAAGTTTGATGAACCATCGGATGCTTTAGCGTTCTTTGCAACAGATAAGTATGGGAATGTTTCAAGGACAGTTCCCGCAGTACCCGAAATTTCACCGTCTTCATCAATAACTGCAACGTGGATTTCGTCATTTGACCCACCAAGTGCAGATACGAAAGAAGAAGTGCCAGGCGCTCCGTCAAAATCGTCTTTGTATGCCCAACTATTAAAGTTGACTGAACTACCATTAGCACTGTCTGTTCCCACGATGGAGATTTTCAGAGAGTTACCGATAGAGCCAGGATATTTGGCAATGAAAGCACCGTCAGAACTATCAATTGATAAGTCTTCGAATGCGTCTAGGTTGTTAACTGTTTGTGCAGTTAATGTACCTAATGAGGTATGGTTCGCAACGGAGTTTTTGCCGTCACTATCCTGTTCACGTACTACGTACATGGAGTTGGAATACCTTAAAAAATAAGCAGCAGAATGGAAATCTACCGTATTATCGTCAGTTGGTGCAGAGAAGGTGCTAACAAGTCCAGATTCATCTGAAACTAGTGTAGCAACGCCTACTGGCCCCCAACCGAAATTCCCCACGAATGCACCAGTTGAAGTTTGAACGTTCGGGACAACACCCGTTAAATCAATTTCTTTAACTGTTACAGCAGGAGAAGCAGAGGGTGTAAAAAGAGCCATAATTCTTTCCTTTAGTTTTTCTAATTATAAGTTATCATAATACGGTTATATTCACTTACCTTTATTTATACATTTACCATTCTTCAACACCTAGTCCAGTGCCTTCGAAGGTATGCCAACCGTGTTCTTTCTGTATTTCTTCTTGTCTCACTTCTTCTAAACCATCATCAATGAACCCTACAGGAGGCACATCATCCTCAATTTCTTTCATTTTTTGTGCAAACATCATCTCTTTTAAGTTGATATCTGTCATATCAGTGAAGTATTGAGATGAACAGAAGTATCCGAACATAACTATATTCATCATTAAATCATCATGATTACCGTCAGATGCTTCAAAAGATTGTCCTTTTGATACAAAAGTAGAGATTTCCATGATGGTATGTTCATCTACAATTGATAATTTATTACTTTCTAATAAGTCTTTTGCAGAAGAACAACCTAATCGTTTAACCTTTCTATTCATTTCAATACCAATACGGTCTGCTTTAATTGCAGATTCCATATGAATATTTTCATACTCTAGGTCTTGATACAGTCCTTGACATACAAGTGTACCTTGGTCATTAGACTCAATTACCACATATGCATCATTATAGAGATTTCCGTACTTATATATAATATTAGGAAAGAGTATTGGAGATATAGTATTATTGCGATAGACAGCAACCTGTTTGAACGGTCTCGTGCTAATGTCGATTACGTTAAACGTAGAATAATCCTGACCTCTTCCCTTTGATACGTCCACAGTCATGATATATTCATGGTCTTTGATTGGACGTTCATATATTAACAAATCAGCCCCTTCTAGAACTTCTAGAGGGTTTGATGCCCTAAACCCTAATAATGTCTCGGCATTTATTAGTGTATCACCTGTTCCATAAAAGGTGTTACCAAACTCTTGGTCAAATTGTAACTGAGAGGTGTTTGATATTGTCTGTCTTTTCCATTCCTCATCTCTGCCTGGCACGTCCCACCAATTAACTGTAAAAGGAACGAATTCGTTTACCTTCTGAACTGCACCTTCCCAAATCTTATGGAACGTATTACCGATACCATTTGCAGTAGATGTAACAATAACCTTTGTATCTTTACCCGCAGAAATTACTGGATAGGTGGATGTATAGAACTCATTTGCATTTTCAACAAACGCAAACTCATCTAGGAATAGTAAGTTAACGGACATACCACGAATAGAACTACCAGAGGTTGCGGCAGCAATGATACGGGAGTTATTACTAAATTCTATTGAACCTTTGTTGAGTGCCTTAGTGCCTGGCTGTAGAAAGAATGGTAAGTTCTCTAACATGAGTGTGATACGACCCAACATCTCTCTTGCAGTTGCACCTTTATTGGCAAGTACTGCAATGGTTTTCTCACTATGAAAACAAGCAAACCAAATAATATATCCTACAGAACTAATTGATTTACCAGACTGTCTACATGCAAGGACGATACTAAATCGGTTATTGTTGAAGTGTTCGAACATCGTCTCTTGATATGGATACAAGTCAAAGGGAACTAGACCCTCATCCAAAGAGATTACTTTTAGATATTGCTTACAGAAGTATACAGGGTCTTTAGAACACTTTAAGTATTCTGTTATTTCCTTTTCTGTAAAATTGTGTTGAACTCCATCACGCTTGACATTTATATTGCCAAGATATGATTCATTCGGATTCTGATTCTGCATCTATTACTACTTGTTTTTCATTCTGTATAAGTCGCTGCAAGTCTGTAGTTGTTCCTACAAATAGATTGTTTGTGGTGTTACCCAGTTGTTTAAGTTCTTCTTTCTGATTTATGTCTTTGTTCTTCTTATTCAAATCCATCAACTTATCATTCACATCTGCCATGTTTTTCATCATGGTAGACAACACTTCAAACGCACGGGGGTGTTCACTCTCCCTTGCAACTTCAATCATTAATTGCATACTCTCTTTACCATTTTCTAGTATCTCATAGTAGGTATCACGAGAGTATTCGTAATCATCTTTTATTCGTTTTTCATCACTCATTATGCACTATCCAAATCAGTTTCAATAAATCCGTAATCACTATCTGCACTTACGTTAGTAGGATTCGGTGTAGTTTTTATTGTTTTTATATACATGTCACTATCTTGTAATCCTGCTTGCATATTAAATAAATTATTACGCACATCACGAATAATACTTTTATTAGCGTCTGGCCCGTATAGAGCAATCTTCATTTCAAACTCTAAACTATATATAATTGTCCTACGTTGTTCAACTGCACCTTCGAAGTCATCTTGAAAGGATACACCAGAAAGTGTTACTGGAACATCTTCGGTCAAGGTAGGTATATCAGCAAATGGTTTGATTGTCAAGGTATATTGTGGTGCAAAGTATGGTAAAACTTGTTCTACAATTTGTAATGCATCATCCTGTGATTTTGCATATATGTTTAATTGGAATCCAATGTTATATGGTGTCGAAGTATATAGTTTACGTCTTGCAGTAACACTATTAGACACAACCGCAGATACATTATTTGTTTTAGGTAATTGACGAGGTGCGTCATAATTCATACTCGTAATCTCGAAAGACATACGAGGTAGTTTAATTGCAACTCTACGTTCCCCATCTTCACCCGCTTTCATCTCATCAAGACGTGCAATAAAATTTCTCTTAGGTGCATATGACAATGGTACTTTTACTTGAGAGATAGTTTTTCCTGTACTATCATGTCTCAACACGTATATGTTATTAAACATAGAACCGAATACGGATACCGCAGTTCTTACTCTTTTATGATAAAACCATGTACCAAACATTATGATATATCTCCGAATGGATTACTCTCTGAGAAGTCAAGGAAGTCTGCTTCGAAGTCATCAAAGATTCTATTTTGTGCATCTGCTTGTATTGCCTGCAACTCATCAACAAATGTCGGTGTTGCTTTCGCAAGAGACGTACCACCAGTTACTTGTACCCCTGTTCCAAATTGATGGAACTTCCCATCGGATGCACCAACATGTGCAAGTCGTAAGATACCATCTGAGTCACTCCATCTAGTAACTTCACCTGTTAAGTTATACGTATCGTATGCCTGAGTAACTGTTTCTCCAATAGAGAATCCTGCCGCAGAGTCCAGTGTTAATTCAACTTGATATGCTGCTTCTGCTTCTATATTATCAATTGTAGCAAACCCAGTATCCATATCCTCATCATTATACTCGAACAACTCACATTGCATACGGAATGTAGGAAGATTTGCTAGTTGATAGAATGGAGTTTCGGTCTCTACCCTACGAATCTCAAATATAGATTGAGATAGTGTCAAATAGATTAAGTCCCCTTCACGAGGACGGAAGTTTAATGATTCTAAACGAGAACCAACCAAAGTCTTCCATCTTTTTCTTGAAACAACAAAGTTTGCTTGGTCTCTTAGTTCGATACCGAATTTAGTAAATAGGTC